GGGTCAATGCCGTTTTGAATTTGACGTAGAAACGCCTGCGCAGGCAATCAAAGCTTTGTGCGTCAATTTTCGTGGCCTTGAAAAGTGGTTGCTTGATAGTGAACGCGATGGTGTTAGTTATCGAGTCACAATTGGCAAAGAAAAAATTACTCAAGAGTCAACAGGCCACCTAATTCTTCCTTGGAGCGAGAAGGAAGTCTTCAGTATCACGCCTGTGATCGTCGGTGCTGGGGGTACTACTGGTCAGATCCTTGCTGGCGTTGGTCTAATTGCACTGGCGATTGTTGCTGGTCCGCTTGGGGGTGGTTTTTTAGGTCTTGGTGCAGGTGCTTTTACTTCTGGAGCCGCCGGTACAGCCGCAGTTTTTTCAACAACAATTGGCTCAATTGGTGCTGCGTTGTTGGTTGGTGGCATTGCCCAAACCATCTCTCCATCACCCGTTCAATCCACAAGTGTTCTGGAGCGAGGTCGCGAAGCTGCCAAGCTTGAATCCTTCACCTTCTCCGGCATTGTCAATACTGCAAAACAAGGCTTGCCAGTGCCGATTGTTTATGGCCGCGCCTACGTTGGATCAGCCGTTCTTTCCAGCGGCCTTGACGTGGATCAACTGAAATGACACGGATTGTTGGTGCTGGTGGTGGCGGTGGTGGTGGCGGCTGTTTTCTTGGCCATACCCTCGTCAGTGTTCCCGGTGGTCAACGCCGCATTGATGAACTGCAGGCTGGCGACAGCGTTCTAAGTTTCGATCATCACGGCGAACTGCACGAAGCCAAGATCCTCAAGGTTCACGAGCATGAGGGTGAACGCGTCATTCGCTACACGCTGTGGGGCGGGCAATGCATTGATGCAACACCTAACCACTGGGTTCTCAATCAATTCAATGCATTCGTAGAAATTGACACACTTGGCTCTGACGATTGCCTTGTTGATGTCAACAATCACCTGCGGCCAATTGTTAGCAAGGCCGAGTTCTGCACTGGTACTGTTTACAACCTGACAGTCGAAGGGCATCACACCTTCATTGCCAACGGCGTTCGCGTACACAATGCTGGTCTTGGCCTTGGCATTGCTGGCGCAGGTGGCGGCGGCGGCGGCGGTGGCGGAAAAGGTGGTGGCGGTGGCGGTGGCTCTAGGACGCCCATTGAATCTGATGACTCGCTGCAGTCTGTTCAGTTCGCCACTGTGCTGGATCTTCTCAGTGAAGGTGAAATTGAAGGCATTGAAAACGGCGAAAAGGGAATCTTTCTTGATGACACCCCTGTTCGCGATTCATCCGATAACCCGAATTTTGAGGGTTACACAGTCATCACGCGCAATGGCACGCAGGCTCAAACTTATATCCCAAATCTTGCTGGTACTGAATCAGAAGAATCTGTCAACGTTGAAATCACAAATGCTGCACCTGTTGTTCGCACCATTAGCAACTCCGACATTGATCGCGTAAGAATCACCATATCGATTCCTGCGCTGCAAGAATTTCTTGATAACGGCGACATTGTCGGTACATCTGTCGGCCTTGCGATTCAAGTTCAATACAACTCAGGCGGTTACAACACCGTTGCTACAGATACGATCAGCGGCAAAACAAGCAACCGCTATCAAAAGGATTACGTCATCGCACTGAGTGGTGCATTCCCTGTTGACATCAAGCTTGTTCGCACAAGTGCTGATGCAACAACAGCGCGATTGCAAAATGAGACCTATTGGTTTAGTTACACCGAAATCATTGACGAAAAGCTGCGTTATCCCAATAGCGCACTTGCATACCTGCGTTTCGACTCTCGTCAATTCAGCAGCATCCCAAGTCGTAAATACTTGGTGCGTGGCATCAAGGTGCAATTGCCGAGCAATGCCTCTGTAGACACCACGACATACCTTGGCCGCGTTACCTATGCCGGCGTCTGGGATGGCACCTTCGGCGCTGCAACCTGGACAAATGATCCTGCTTGGTGCCTCTGGGACTTGCTGACAAACACCCGCTACGGGGCATCGATTCCTGTCAGCAGCCTGGACAAGTACGACTTTTATGCAATCAGTCAGTACTGCAATGAACTGGTTGACGACGGCAGGGGCGGTCTTGAACCACGCTTTGCCTGCAACCTGCTGCTCAACAGCCGCGACGAGGTCTACAACGTCATTCAAGAAATGGCGTCCCTGTTCCGTGGCATCGCCTATTACGGCGCAGGTTCACTTGTTCTCAAACAAGACAAGCCAACTGATTCGCAATACCTGCTTGGTGCCAGCAATGTTGTAGATGGCATTTTTACCTACAGCGGCACATCACAGAAAGCACGGCACACAACCGCAACTGTTGCCTACCAGAGTTACGACACCAAGGGTGAAGTCAAATACGAATACGTTGAAGATGCAACTGCTGTATCCAAGTACGGCATCATCAACAAAGATATCAAGGCGCTGGGTTGCTACAGCCAAGGTCAGGCGCATCGTGCTGGTAAGTGGGCATTGCTGAGCGAACAGAACCTGACTGAAACTGTCACCTTCTCGGTGTCAATTGACAGCGGCATCATTCTCCGTCCTGGCATCGTAATTGACGTTGCAGATCCGATGAAAGCCGGTGCGCGTCGTAGCGGTCGCATTGCATCGGCAACCACAACAACAGTTGTCATTGATAGCGCGACTGATCTCTCCTTAAATCTGTCAAACAACCCGACAATTTCCGTTTTGCTGCCAAACGGCAACGTTGAATTGCGTCCGATTCAATCTGTCAGTGGAACCACTATCACGGTTGGCAATGCTTTCAGTGAAGCGCCAAATAGTCAGTCAATTTGGCTAATTCAAACCAGCGATATTGAATCTCAACAATTCCGCGTTTTAAACGTTGTTGAATCTGGTGATGGCATTTTTGGTGTCACTGCACTTGCGTACAACGAATCGATTTATACGGCAATTGAATCGGATATCACGCTAACAACTCGTGACATCAGTAATCTTTCTGATCCGCCAGATGCAGTTAGTGGCATCAATGGTTCTGAATTCCTTTACGAAGACGGCCAAAGCACATTTTCTGGCGTCAACCTGAGTTGGATCAGACCGGCACGTGCTGCCCAATATCAAGTCCAATACCGAATTGACAACGACAACTGGACGCTGATTACAACGACATCACCAAGTCTGATTATCCGCCAGACACGCCCCGGCACGATGTACGTGCAAATTCAGGCGTATAACCAATTTGGCAAGGGCAGCACGATTGCTAGCTCACAGTTTGAACTTGTCGGTAAAACTGCTCCTCCGGCCAACGTTCAAAACCTGACATTTGAAGCGATTAACGCCAACTCCGGTCGTCTTCGCTGGACTCAAACAACAGACCTAGACGTAAAAGTTGGCGGCAGTGTTCACATTCGCCACAGCAGCAAAACTGATGGCTCCGGCACTTGGAGTAACAGTGTTGATCTGATTCCCGCCAAGTCAGGGAGTGCCACTGAGGCCATCATTCCGTTGTTGGAAGGCGAGGTGTTGATCAAGTTTGAGGATGACGGCGGGCGTCAATCAACAAGTGAAACAAGCGTCATTATCGACTTGCCTGACACGTTGGCGCCGCTCACGCTGATCAACCGCCGTGAAGATCAGGACACGCCGCCGTTCCAAGGCACCCGCACTAATACCTTTTACAGCGAGGAATTTGACGCGCTGACGCTGGACGGCTCTGACTTTTTGGATGACGTGGTGGATATTGACTTGCTGCCCACATTTGATGTGCTGGGTGAGGTGCAAACATCTGGTAGTTACGAATTTGCCACCACCGTTGATTTCGGCAACACCTTTTCGATTGACTTCAGCCGGTATTTCGTCACACGCGGCTATTACCCCAGTGACCTGATCGACAGTCGTTTGGCAGAGGTGGATGATTGGACCGACTGGGATGGCGGCGTGATTGACTCCGTTAATGCCATCCTTGAACTCCGCAGCACTACTGACAACCCCAGCAGTAGTCCGACTTGGGGTAGTTGGCAGCCGTTCGTTAATGGCACCTTCCGTGGCCGTGGCTTCCAGTTCCGCACCACGCTGACCAGCAGTGATGTTGCCGAAAACATCCTTGTTGATGAGTTGGGTTATTTGGCCACGGTGCAACGGCGCACGGATCAAAGTATTGCAACGGTTTCTGGCACTACTGCTACCAGCGTGTTGTTCAATTACCCGTTCTTTACTGGTACGGCCAGCATCGGGGGGTTGAACGCCTATCTGCCAAGCGTGGGCATCACGGCACAAAATATGCAGGCGGGCGATTATTTCCAGATCAACTCAGTGACGGACACCGGCTTCACGATCAGCTTCTACGACTCCAGCGCCAACCCGATCACCCGCAACTTCACATGGAGTGCAACCGGATATGGACGGCAAGGCTAAACTTCTTGTATTGAAGGACGCTTGATTCGTGGCTCAACACGATTACGTCATAGCCAACGGCACAGGTGCGGCGGTCCGTTCTGATTTGAACGGTGCTTTAGGCGCAATCGCCACCAACAACAGCGGCTCCACCGAACCGACCACCACCTACGCCTACCAGTTCTGGTCTGATACGACCACCGGCCTGCTTAAGATCCGCAACGCCGCCAACTCGGCTTGGGTAACTGTTGGCACGCTGGCCTCCACGAACCTCGGTTTGGCGTCTCTGGCTGGCGCCACGTTCACCGGCGACGTAATCCTCGGCACCACCACGGCACTGGAACTGCCGGACGGTACGACGGCACAACGCCCCGGAACCCCAGTCAACGGGATGATCCGGTACAACACCACCCTGAACCAGTTTGAGGGTTATAAAGCCAGCGCATGGGGTGCCATTGGCGGCGGCGCAACCGGTGGTTCGTCTGATGATGTGTTTTACGAGAATGGCCAGACGGTCACCACGAACTACACTTTGACTACCGGCAAAAACGCCATGACTGCTGGTCCGGTCACGATTAACTCGGGGGTATCGGTAGTCATTCCTTCTGGCCAATCTTGGGTCATTGTCTGATCATGCCTATCACCATTGCTGGCTCTGGAACAATCACTGGCATCAGCGCAGGCGGGTTGCCCGATGGCGTGATCACCACGGATGACATTGCAGCTAACGCTGTCACCTACGCCAAGATCGGCACCACTGAGCAGGGTCAACTTTGCAAAGCGTGGGTGAACTTCAACGGCACCGGCACCGTGGCGATCCGCGCCAGCTACAACGTGAGCAGCATTACGGATAACGGGGTAGGCGACTATACGGTGAACTTCACGTCGGCGTTGGCGGATGCAAACTATTCGGCGGTTGGTTGTGCTGGCGGCGTAGATCCTTCTATCGGAGATAGGCAATTATCAACATATCCAACATCAACATCGGCTTGCAGGGTAATTTCTGGAGTGACCGCTGCGGGCAACACTTATGACGCTACTCAAGTAATGGTTGCCATCTTCCGCTAACGCCATGAAACGAATCATCTACCAAAACGAGACCGGCGGAGTCTCCATCATCATCCCAACCGGCGAGCT